ATGCAAATCTCTTCGGTCACTTTGGCTAAATTCTGATTGCTCGGTTCACTGCTTGTGATAGGACTTGTAACGGCTACTGTCGTGTTAAAGGAGGTTCTGATACGCCCGTCCCCATCTACGAATTTTTCAAAAGGTACAATAAAGTTGGAATAGATTTTACTGGCCGAAGAATAAATATCCAAGTATCGAATAAAATCAGATCGGTCTTTTAATGCCTTTCGAGTCTTCTTACCTACACTGGGGTTGCCGTTGTCTGTTTCATAAGGAACTTTTAATTTAAGAATTTCGGTAATGATTGTAACCAATTGCTGATTGCTGTTAAAGTTCCACTTACTGGTTACAAACTTATTCCCCAATAAATCACATTGCATGTTATAGTGCAGCCCGGCAGAGGTGTGTAATTTTACCTGTAATTGCAACAGGATGTCTTCTAATTTACACAAATAACTCTTAGCCAATTCGGAGTCCGCTTCAATCCCTCTCACTTCCATGTCCCGTAATACTAACTGCAAAGGCATTTCAATTTTATAAAATAGATTATGTAAATTCTGGACCTCGATGGCCTTCTTAAATATCTCGTACAGCTTCAAGGTCATTACTGCATCTTCACAAGCATATCGAATAAAGTTTATATCAGTCCTCGGTAAAAATTGCACATCCTGATAGTACTGGACCCGCACGTTGAGAAGGTCTTGTGCTATGTCTTTCAGCTTACTGGACCCTTCTTCGTTCAGTAAATGGGCCGCTGTCATAGTGCAGAAGATATTTCTGAAATCTACTACTCCATATTTGTAAAGAATTTTCATATCGAATGGGGCGTTGTGCATTACAATTTCTTTGACAGTTGGAATCCATGTCTGCATGTACTTAATGAAGTGGGGCCACACGGGGCTGTCACTTGGAATCCACACAACATCTGCATCATGGGCCAAAGACACCCCCTCGCATTCTGCAACAAACCATCGTAAAGATGTTGTTTCAGTATCTAAGGCCACAGGACCGGTAAAAGAATCCATAATAGCTCTTAAATCATCCCAATTGGAATACTCTAATATGTTGTATGTAAGTGTCTGCATTAAAATTTCCTTACGCCATTTCCATTTTTAATAATAAACTCTACAAATGATCTACAATTAGTGCCATATTCCTTGTCTAAATCTTGTGCGTCGTGCAAGGATCGTGATGGATTATTCACTATGTACTGATTATTCATAAAGTCGTCCATGTGGGGAAATTTATATTCCTTGCCGTATTTGCGTATTCTTCCTATTTTGGGTAGAGAATCTTTATCTCCCCATCCCACCAGTTCTTTTAACCTACGCTGAAAACCGGGAGCACGTTTTTCAATATGGCGTATGGTTTGGTATACCGATTGCCTGCTACAATGTTGTAATTCAGTTATTTCCTGAACGGATTTACCAGATATAATGTATTCCAGTATCTTAAACTGGTGGCTGGTTAATAATTTTTTCACGTTCTCAACGGTTCTCATAATATTCCTTTCTACCTTTATGTCTTGGGCACTACCTTCATGATAATATTATACCATAAATAACAACCCATTGCAAGAAAAAAAAATCAAATGCCCTAAAATAAGGTTATCGGACGTAAAATTATGTGTCTGGATAACATACCAAATGGTATATATCCACAATATGGGAATGGGTTTTTGATCTAAAAACAAGGGGTATTCTGGACTCAAAGGTCCACAATTATGAAAAATCCGGCGTTTTCAAGAAAATTTATTTACAAAACCGCCGTAAGGGACGCCGTGGGAGGAGGGTTATATATTTCAATAAAACGAGCGAAGCGAGTGGTGAAATCAACGAAGTTGATGAAAAAAAGAAACTTTGAGACTAACGTTATACGCATGGATGTGTATAACTAATCCAAACATTACAGGATGTAATGACTACCGTAATGAGTGCTAACGAATGAAGGTAATAAATAAGAGTTATTAAACTTTTCTTTATATTACTTTCTTTTAAAAAGATAATATTTATCTGCTATTTAAAAAGTTAATAATGAGCTACAAACTTTTGATTATCAAAGTAGACAGAATGTTTTCGGCCACAAGGGAGAGAACCGCTATTGATAATTAAAAGTTTCTATTCTGGAGGTATAATGGCAAGAGGAAAAATTGGCAATAACCCTAACCTGCAAAAGGTTAAAGTAAAGAAAAAAGATGAGGATTTACTTCATACTACTCGAAATAAACGAGTGCGATTTGATTACAAGTTTGTTAAACTTGTGTCTCGTCTTATTGCTTCTGGCCTCAATCAGAAAGAAGTAGCATGGTATCTTGGTGTCCGTCAGGAAACCATTTCTCGCTGGAGAAAAAAGTACTCTCTTTTTAACCGTGCCATTGAGGATGGTAAGGCAATGGCTGTTACTGGGTTAATACATTCCGGTTTACGTGCGGCTTGTGGTTATGACTATGATGAAATTCAGACCAAGTTCGTCCGAAAAGAGGGGGAGGGTGGTGAAACCGAAATGGTTGAAGTGGAGAAAAAGGTTACTAAAAAGAAGATGGCCCCCAATGCCCATCTGTTAACTTTTTTCCTGACAAATCTTGACCCTGACAATTTCCGAAAGAGGGTGGAGGTGGACAGCAGATCAGTGAAGATCAATATGTCCCAAGACCAAGTGGAAGCGGGCATCAAAGAAATTGCTGGAAAGCTGGCAGAGTTGGATAATAATGAATCAGCTAATGAAATAATGGATGCGGAATTTGAGCAGTAAGTTTAAACAATTTGATAATCCACAGGATTTCTTTAAACTGATCCCTAAGAATTTGCAGGATAACATTCAGTTTAGAATTAAACTGCATAAACTTCTTGCTGGAGATAAGAAGCTACAGGCGGTTTACAAGGAGATGATTCTTTGTGAACCAAAGATTGCTTTTAATTCTATGTTTTGGACGTTTAATCCTCAGCTTCCGGCTGGTTACAGAAATGTTCCCTTTATCTTATGGCCTCACCAAGAGGGGGCCATTGACGAATTGCACACCGCCAAGGTAGACCAGTACGACATTGTGATTCATAAGTCCCGAAAGGAAGGGGCTACAGAAATACTGAAAGCATTTATACTGATCTACTGGCTGCTGGAACCGGAGTTCACAGCTTTAGTAGGTTCAGAAAAAGCCGACAAAGTGGACCGTGGGGTACAGATTGACAGTGAGTTCAGAGCCACAGGTATGGGCAACTGCTTATTTTCGAAGTTATCCCATGGTATCATCACATTGCCTGACTGGATTCGACCCAAGTTGGTAAAGACTTACATGCACTTGGAAAATTTGGATAACAGTTCTTTTATTGATGGGGAATCTACGAATGTCAACTTTGGAGTAAGTGATCGTCGTAATATGATCTTAGTGGATGAAATTGGAGTTATTGAACCTAAAGTTGCAGAAAGTATTATCAGCAACTTGCCGGATGTTTGCAATTGCAATATTTATAATTCAACCCATAAATGGGGGCCTGCTCATCCATACAATAAGTTACTTACTTCTGGAGCTATTAAGGTTGTACGACTGATGTGGTTCGACAACCCGGAAAAATCCAAGGGGTTGTATATAACACCAGAGCCGGATGTGGTAATTTTTAAAGATGTGAATTACTGGAAAGAACAATATCCTGCCGTGTTTATGAATATTCAAAATGATGTTCCTGTACGCTGGACCAAGCATTTGGAAACCTGCAACTCTGCACTAAAACATCAGGTTAAATTAACCTTGGATGGTGGGGACTCATTTGGTGAGAAAAGAAGTCCGTGGCTTGACGCAGAAATTGAACGTCGTGGTAAATCCAAACGATATGTATATCAGAATATTTTAGCGGAAGCTATTGGTGCGAATGACTCCTTTTTTACTCCGGATACCATACAAAACATTAAACGAAATACCATCAAGAAACCGAAGTGGGTTGGTTATGTAACCTTTGAAAACAACTCCTATACTGGAAAAATTGACCCAAATAAATGTGATGTGGAAATTACGGGACAGGGGCCATTACAGTGGTTTGCACCATTGGTTGGTGGAAGGCCGGATCAATCTCATCAATATGTATTGACAGCGGATACTTCAAGAGGTGTGGGTTCGGCAAATGCTGTGTGTGGAATATTTGATGCAAATACTCATGAGCAAGTAGGCATGTGGGTTGACCCAAATACCCCGGAAGAAAGATTTGCTGACAACGTGTGGGCTTTAAGCTGTTGGGTAGGTGGAGATAATGAACCCTTCTTAATTTGGGAAGCAAACGGAGCGGGGGCATTTGAAAACCGACTCATTTGGCAGGGTGCACGAAATGTATATTATGCAAGGCAGGAGCGTCTTGCGTATAAGAAACGAAGACAGAACAAAAGAGGTTGGTGGTCCACCCCCCAAACCAAACGGGACTTACTGGGTGAGCTTGACGTAGCATTAGGTGGCTCTTTGCAGG